GAGCACAAATTGTAAAGAATAGATTAGGCCCACCATTACGACATGCAGATTATGATATGTATTTCGATAGAGGAATAGATAATTATGGTGCATGGTTGACTGTGTTAAAAGAACACAAGTTAGTAAAAGTTGGTGGTGCTTGGTACACTCTTACAGATGAACAAGGTAAAGAACATAAGTTCCAATCAAAAGATTGGGAAGAATTAATTACTGAAAATGATGAATTGAGAGAGTATGTATATCAAATCATTTGTGACAAGGTTATATTACAATACAAAGAGAAACTTGGTATTGATGATGTAGAGTTCACAGATGAGGTCATCGGTGATTAAGAATCAAAAATATTTATCGATACTTAACGAGATTAAAAAATCTGGCGGTAAAATAGATAGTGGTGAACCAAACGACTCGGTTTTACTTATAGACGGATTAAATACTTTTATTAGAGTATTTTCCGCGATACCAACTACTAACGAGGATGGAATCCATGTTGGTGGAATAGTTGGTTTTTTAAGGTCAATTGGTTATGCTATAAATATGGTTAGACCTACTCGAACTATCATAGTATTTGATGGTAAAGGTGGGTCTAACCGCCGTAGAAAAATATTTCCTGAGTATAAAGCTGGTAGAAAAATGTCAGTTCGTTTGAATAGAACTACTGGTGTTTCTCTAACAAGAGAAGATGAACACAAGATGATGATTGCTCAGTTAAATAGAGTAGTTGAGTATTTAGAATGTTTACCATTAACAATTGTTAATATGGAGAATATAGAGGCGGATGATGTTATTGGTTATTGTTCTAAACATGTCTTTAAAGATTCAAAAAATACAATAATGTCAGCTGATAAAGATTTCTTACAATTAGTTGATAAGAATATCAGAGTATGGTCACCAACAAAAAAGAAGATGTATGATGAACAAAGAGTAATGGATGAATATGGTATAGCATCTATAAACTTTTTATTATATAGAATATTAGATGGTGATAAATCAGATGGAATACCTGGAATACATGGGGCTGGATTGAAAACTATTAAGAAAATATTTCCATGGCTTGGCTCACCACATAAACATACAATTGAAGATTTAATTAAAAGTTCAATGCCAAAACAAAAAGAATTTAAAGTTTGTGAAAACTTAATAAAAGATAAAGATAGGTTATTTTTAAATAAAAAGTTAATGGATTTAGATGATGTAATTATTTCAGGAAATTCTAAATTAAAAATACAAAACATTATGGAACAACCTATACAAAGAATTATAAAACATAAATTCCAAAAAATGTTTTTGGAAGATAAATTATATACATCACTACCTAACTTAAATAGTTGGTTAATTACTAATTTTAATAGGTTGAATCATATGGCGGAGAAAACGCATGGGTAGGAAGAAAAAATATTTTACAAAGAAAGAAAAACAAGAAGCTCAAAGAAGATGGCAAATGGAACATTATAAAAGAAATGCTGCTAAAATTTGTGCGAAGGCTCGTGAAAAATATAGAGAGAAAAAAAGAAAAGAGTTTTATGACAAAAAAGTTCAAGATTTGTATGGCAATCTTGATATTTAATACTATAAGGTTATGAGTAAAAACGAATCACTAATACAATACGGAACATCTTTTCAGAGTAAAATTATATCAAGTTTATTAACTGATGTTAAGTTTACAAAACAGATTATTGATATACTTGATGTAAGTTATTTTGATACAGATTCAAATAAATTTTTAGTTAAATCAATTAAAGATTATTTCGCAAAATATAAATCAGAACCAACTATGGAAGCCATTAAAATTATGGTTGATGATGTAGATAATGATGTGTTGAAAACATCAATAGTAGATTCACTACGAGGTGCTTGGCAACATAGAGAAGACCCAGATTTACAATTTGTAAAAGAGAAAACATTAGAGTTTTGTAAAAATCAAGTTATAAAGAATGCCATTATGGAATCGGTTGAGTTATTGGATAATCAACAATATGATGAGATAAAGGGTGTTATTGATAAAGCAATGACCGCTGGTATGGAAAGAGATATTGGCCACGAATACATTACTGGTTTTGAAGAAAGAATGACTCAACAAGCAAGAGTAACACAACCAACACAATGGGATAGTGTTAATGATTTAATGGATGGTGGATTAGCTGGTGGTGAACTTGGAGTTGTAGTTGCTCCTGCTGGTATTGGTAAGAGTTGGACACTACAGGCCTTGGGTGCTCATGCAGTTAAAAAAGGAATGACAGTAGTTCATTATACATTAGAGTTAAATGCTCAGTATGTAGGATTACGATATGATACAATAGTAAGTGGACAACCAACAGGTAACTTACAATATTATAAAGAAGAAGTATTAAAGAAAATTGGTCAGTTAAAGGGTAATCTGATTATCAAATATTATCCAACGAGAACAGCAAGTGTAAATACACTAACCGCACATTTACAACAATGTGAACTACAAGGTATCAAACCTGATATGGTTATTGTTGATTATGCGGACATTATGAAATCCACACAACATTTTAGTGAGAAACGACATCAAATAGGTCATGTTTATGAAGAACTTCGTGGTATGGCTGGAGAATTTGATATTCCTATATGGACAGCCTCACAGGCTAATCGTAGTTCATTAGAAGAGGATGTGATTGGGGCAGAAAAAGTATCAGAGGATTATTCTAAAGTTATGACTTCAGATTTCGTAATGAGTATGAGTAGAAAAGTAGAAGATAAAATAGCCAATACAGGTCGATTCCATGTGATTAAGAATCGATTTGGTCCAGATGGAATCACATTCCCAGCAACCATAAATACTAATACAGGATACATTCAGATTTATGAAAGTGGCACACAAGGTGGTAAGGAAGTTCAAGGTAAAATGAATAATGCTGATGAATACATTCGTAAAACATTAGCACAAAAGAAAAAAGATTTTGATGGTGAGGGGTTTGAATAAAACTTCAAAGAAAATCTTTTAAAAATTCTAAGAAAAATAAAAAAACCTGTTTTATATCTTGTATATATGATAATTAATTATGGATTAAGATTATAATGATTTACAAAGTATAGGAGTTACGATGGAAAAATTTAAGTTGTCGGAAAATTTTATAAATAAATATAAAAGAAAAAAGCCACCATTTGGCTTTAACGGATTAGGTGAATTAGTTTATATGAGAACATATTCTCGTATAAAAGAAAATGGAAAGAATGAAAGATGGTGGGAGACCGTACAACGAGTTGTAGAGGGAACATATTCAATGCAAATGACTTGGATAAATTCTCATCAATTAGGTTGGAATCCTTGGCAAGCCCAAAAATCAGCCCAAGATATGTATGATAGAATTTTTACAATGAAATTCTTACCACCAGGTCGTGGATTATGGGCTATGGGAACACCAATAACAGAAGAAAAAGGTTTGTATGCTGCTCTAAATAATTGTGCATTTGTATCTACAAAAACATTAAAAGAGGATTATTCAAAACCTTTTTGTTTTTTAATGGATGCCTCAATGTTAGGTGTTGGTGTAGGATTTGATACAAAAGGAGCGGGGGAAATAATTGTTAAAGGTATTCAAAAAGATAGAGATGAAATAGTTTATCAGATACCAGATACTCGTGAGGGTTGGGTAGAATCAGTTCGTTTATTATTAGAAAGTTATTTTCATGGTCAAGCTCCCGTAGAATTTGATTACAATTTAATTAGACCAGCGGGTGAGCCAATCAAAGGTTTTGGTGGTGTTGCTAGTGGTTATGAACCATTAGAAGAGGTTCATGAAGATATTAGAAAAGTATTGGATATAAATACAGGAAAACCAATCACAATCACAACAATCGTAGATATTATGAATCTAATTGGTAAATGTGTTGTAGCAGGTAATGTTAGAAGAACTGCTGAGATTGTTTTTGGAGACCCACACAACGAAGAATATTTAGATTTAAAAAACTATAAAGTAAATCCACATAGAGACCAATATGGTTGGACATCAAATAATTCAGTATTTGCAGAGTTGGGTATGGATTATACCGATATCTGTAAAAGAATTGTAGATAATGGTGAACCAGGTTTGGCTTGGTTAGATAATATGAGACATTTTTCTCGAATGAAAAATGGTGGAGATGATAAAGACCATAGAGTTGCAGGTGGAAATCCTTGTTTAGAACAATCATTAGAATCATATGAGTTATGTTGTTTAGTGGAAACATTTCCTAATAATCACGATTCGTTTGAAGACTATGCTCGAACATTGAAATATGCCTATTTGTATGCAAAGACAGTTACATTAGGTAGAACACATTGGAGTGATACAAATCGTGTGATGTTAAGAAATCGTAGAATAGGTTGTAGTGTAAGTGGTGTTGCTCAGTTTATTACTAATCGTGGATTGGATAATTTAAGATTATGGTTAGAAGATGGATATGATGTTATACAAGATTGGGATGGAGTTTATAGTGATTGGTTCGCTGTTCCTAAGTCTATTAAGACTACAAGTGTAAAACCAAGTGGGACTGTTTCTTTACTGGCTGGTGCAACACCAGGGTTACATTATCCAGAATCAAGATTTTATATTAGAAGAATTAGATTATCAGTTAATTCGGATTTAATAGAACCATTGAAAAAGGCAGGATATAAAATAGAAAAGGCCTTTGGTTCAGAAGATACCACATTAGTTGTAGAAGTGCCAGTTGATGTAGGAGAGGGAATAAGAACTGTCAAAGAATTGTCCATTTGGGAACAATTTAGTTTGGCATCATTTATGCAAAGACATTGGGCTGATAACCAAGTAAGTTGCACAGCAACCTTTGACCCTAAAACTGAAGCAGACCAACTTCCAAATGTATTGAATTATTTTCAGTATAGATTAAAAGGTATTAGTTTATTACCAAGACATGATTTAGGTGCTTACAAACAAATGCCATATGAAGCAATCGATGAAAAAGAATACAATAGACAAGTTAAAAAACTTTCAAATCTTTCTTTCGGAGTTATTAAAAACGAAGAAGCCGAAATAGATAAATTTTGTAATAATGATAGTTGTGAAATTACACCAATAACAGGTGATAATGACGACCAAGATTATGCAAATTAGATTTCACATACCCGAACTGGCAGGCGACACACCAGTATAAAAATGTGTCATAATCAAATAACAATAAGGAGATGATTATGAAATTGAAATATCGTAATCTATTAGTATCAGTTATGATGATGACTGGATTGTTTGCTCAATCTATAGTTGGAGTTGTAGGTGATTCTAACTCAGAACCGCTTGAAGGAGCTAATGTTGTAGTTGAAGGCACTGATTTAGGTGGAATGACCAATTCTGATGGTACATTTTCCATTGATGTCGATGCAGGACAGTACAAAGTAACAGCATCTTTCATAGGTTACAAATCTTTTACTCAATTAGTTGATGTAAAGGATGTTGCAGTAAGTGTTGATTTCTTACTTGAAATTGATGCGGTTGCATTATCAGATGTTGAGGTTTTGGCCTCAAGAGCTGATGAGAATACACCTGTTGCTTATACAAATGTAGGAAAAGAAGAAATGGAATTTCGTCTTGGTTCTCAAGATGTTCCGATGGCACTTAATACTACACCAAGTGTATATGCAACTCAACAAGGTGGTGGTGCGGGTGATGCTCGTATCAATGTAAGAGGTTTTAATCAACGAAATGTTGCTGTTATGATTAACGGAGTTCCCCAGAATGATATGGAGAACGGATGGGTTTATTGGTCTAATTGGGATGGTGTTGCAGATGCAGCCCAATCAATTCAGATGCAAAGAGGTTTATCCGCCGTTAATTTAGCTACCCCTTCCATTGGTGGAACAATGAACATCATAACCGACCCTGCTCAGTATGAAAAGGGTGGAAAGTTCAAACAAGAAGCTGGTGATGGTGGTTTTCTAAAAACAACCATTAACTATAATACTGGTCTAATTAATGACAAGTTAGCTTTAAGTGGAACTATTGTTCGTAAAACAGGTGATGGAATAATCGATGCTACTTGGACAGATGCATGGGCATATTATTTAGGTTCAAGTTATCAACTAAATGAAGATAACAGATTTGAATTATATGCAATCGGTGCTCCACAACGACATGGACAAAATCTATACAAACAGAATATTGCTACATACTCACAAGAGTTAGCTGGTAGTATTGATGGATATGATACTGAAGCATTTGCTGAAGGTAACAAATTCGAAACTGAAGCTGGTAGATTGTTCAATCAGAATTGGGGAGCTGTAGACCCATCATATAAAGGCCAACAATATTGGTATATGTATGGTGCAAGAACAACCGATAGGTATAGTCCTAACTTTCTTAATGAAAGGGAAAACTTCTTCCACAAACCATTAGTTAACTTAAATCATTTTATGACAATAAATGACCAAACTCGTTTGAGTTCTGTTCTTTATTGGAGTGGTGGTTCAGGTGGTGGTACTGGTACATATGGTAGTGTATCAAGAACACCAGCAGTTGATGGTAATTCATGGTGGGCAAGTTCACCCTGGCAATGGGATTGGAATGCTGAGATTGAACAAAATCGTACTAACATAGATGCAGACTGGTCAGAAACAGAACATCGTTCAACAGGTATACTTCGTAACTCAATTAATCGTCAAAACACTTATGGTTTGATTTCTAAATTAAACTATGATGTTTCAGATGAACTTGAAGTTCAAGTTGGTGTTGATTGGAGAACTGCTGGTATAGAACACGCTCGTGAAGTTCGTGATTTATTAGGTGGTGATTATTATGTTGATTTTGCTGACGATAATGCACCTGATGGTAAGAAAGTTGGTTTAGGTGATATAATTGCTTATCATAATTCAACGACTGTAGATTGGTTAGGTGGGTTCATACAAGGTAAGTATGAAACTGAAAAACTAAATGTATATGGTATGGGTGGAGTTTCAAGTATTGAATACTCTTATCAAGACCATTTCACAGTCGAGAATGAAGTGATTAAGGCTGACCCAATTACTACTTATCAAGTTAAAGGTGGTGGATTATATAGATTAAATGATGGTTTGAGTGTATTTGGTAATGCTGGATATGTTCAGAAACCACCAATTATGGATAATGTAATTTACTATGATGGTACAGTCTCAACAGACCCTGCTAATGAGAAATTTATTTCTACAGAAGCTGGTTTAAACTATTCTGCAGAAAAATTTGCAGTTAAAGTTAGTGGGTATAACACAGATTGGCAAGATAGAAACTTGACTAAAGCAGTATCTACTGGTCAAGGTTCATCAGGTGATACTGATGTTATCTTTTTAAGAGGTGTTAACCAAAATCATCAAGGTATAGAAGTTGAAACTAAAGTTCATCCACATGATTTGGTAGAACTTGATTTTATTGCTTCATTTGGTAAATGGAAATTCGATGGTGATGCTGATGGAACTTATCAAGAACAAGAGTTCAATGAGAATGGTGAAGTCACAGGATTGACAACTACTGAATATTCTTATGCACTTGATGGATTGTTTGTAGGTGACCAACCACAAACATCTTATATCTTAGGTTTAACACTTAAACCAGTTAAGGGATTAAGATTACAGGCACTTTACAAAACATATGATAAAAACTACTCTGATTGGAGCCCTTCGGCTCGTGAAATTGAAGAGGGAGTTGCTGATAGAGCTCAAGTTTGGGAAGCCCCAGGTTACTCAAAACTTGATTTACACGCATCATATAAACTTCCAAGTGTTGCTGGTTTAGATTTGACATTAACAGGTCATATCTTCAATGCACTTGATGAAGTATTTGTTCAAGATGCCGTAGATAATAGCCAATATAATGCTTGGGGTGATAAAGTACACGCGGCACACAACGCTGAAGTATTTTTAGGAACACCACGATATGCAAATATTGGATTGACTGTTAATTTCTAAAATGTAATGTTGGGCGGTTGAAATATACCGCCCATATTTGCAAATATTGAGGAACATTAAAAATGCATAAATTAGAATATCTTTGGTTGGATGGTTGTACACCAACGCAAATAAGGTACAAAACAAAAGTTGTGAAAGATTTTGGCAAATCAGTAGAAGGTGTGCCAGTTTGGGGATTCGATGGAAGTTCTACTCAACAAGCAGAAGGTAACAATTCTGATTGTGTTTTAAAACCTGTAAGAGTTTATGAGAATCCATTAGAAAAAGAAAGTTCAATAGTTTTATGTGAAGTATGGAATGTAAATGATACACCACATGAAACAAATACAAGAAGAAAGTTAGAGGAAACCATTTTAGATATAGAAGATGATATTGACGAATGGGTAGGATTTGAACAAGAATATACATTCTATGAAAATGGATGGCCTTATGGTTGGCCACCACTTGATGAACCAGCACCACAAGGGGATTATTATTGTGGTAGAAACATTGGTGATAGAATTTCAAGACAACATTTAAATGCATGTATTAAAGCAGGTATTAGTATTTGTGGAACAAACGCAGAAGTTATGTTAGGACAATGGGAATATCAGATTGGTGCAGGTGGTTCAATCCATATGAGTGATGATTTATGGGTAGCAAGATGGTTGATGGAAAGAATTTGTGAAAAATGGGGATTAGAAGTTTCATTACATCCAAAGCCAATTCAAGGTGATTGGAATGGTGCTGGTTGTCATACTAATTTCTCTACAAAATGGATGAGAGAAGAGGGTGGATGGGATAAGATAATTGAAGCTTGTGAAAAGTTATCAGAAAATCCACAAGAACATATTGAAGTTTATGGTGAAGATAACGAACAAAGATTAACAGGTGAACACGAAACTTGTTCTATTAATGAATTTCGTTATGGTGTTTCAGATAGAGGAGCATCTATTCGTATTCCATGGCAAGTAGAAGTAGATGGTTGTGGTTATTTAGAAGATAGAAGACCATCATCTAACTGCGACCCATATATTGTTGCAGAAAAGTTGGTATCTACGATTTGTAAATGATATTTATGTTAAAGAGGTTATAATTGTATCAAGCTATACATTACGAAAAACGAAAAAATAAAATACACTTATGGGATGACCGAAAAGGACATTTAGTCATCCCATATAAAAAATACGCCTACATTAAAAATTCCACAGGACAACATTATTCTCTTGATGGTGATAAGGTAAAAAAGATTTATAAATGGGAAGATGAAGATTATCCAAATCTATTTGAGAGTGATGTTCCTATCACTACAAGATTTTTAGTTGACCAATATACAGATAGTGATGAACCGAGTGAAGGTATAAGAACTTTATTTTTTGATATTGAGGTAGAAGTAGTTGATGGTTTTCCTGATGTAACTAAAGCGAATGAACAAATAACTTCAATCGCTATGTATGATGAAGTTGCAAAACAATATTTGTGTTACACTTTAGATACTAAAGATAGAGTTCAGAATTATGAACATGGTGATACAAAGGTTAAATTATTTAAAACAGAATATGAATTGTTAACACAATTTTATAGAAAGTATGCTGAGATACAACCACATATATTAAGTGGTTGGAATTGTGAATTTTTTGATGTTCCATATCTTTATAATAGAACAGTCAAAGTTTTGGGTGTAGAGGTTGCAAATATGTTATCACCAATTCGTGATGTTTATTATAATGAATATAAAAAGAAACATAATATTGCTGGTGTAAGTGTTTTAGATTATCTCACATTATATAGAAAGTTTTCTTTCATTCAACAATCAAGTTATCGTTTAGATTACATTGGAGAAGTTGAAGTTGGTATGAAAAAAATTGAGTATGAGGGAACACTTAATGATTTATATGAAAATGATTTAGATAAGTTTATTGAATATAATATTCGAGATGTAAGAATATTGATTGAATTAGATGAAAAGTTAGATTTTATTGAAATTGCTCGTGGTATTGCTCACTTAGGTCATATACCATATGAAGATGTGCATATGAGTTCAAGATATCTTGAGGGAGCTATTTTGGTTTACTTGAAAAAAATTGGAGTTGTTGCACCAAACAAACCACCACGACCTAAAAAAATAAATGAAGAACAATTTGCTGGAGCTTATGTTCAAGACCCACAACGAGGCAAACACGATTGGGTTTACGATTTAGATATCACAAGTATGTATCCGAGTGTTATTCGTTCTTTAAATATATCACCAGAAACTAAGGTTGGTAAAGTTGATGGTTGGAATGCAGAAGAGTTCTTGAAAAAAGATTTAGTAAAAACCTATACCTTAAAAAATAGACATGGTAAAACTATTGATACCATTAGTAATACAGATTTTGGAAAGTATTTAGAAACTTCAGGTTTGAGTATTGCAAGTAATGGTGTAATGTATAGAACTGATAAACAAGGGTTGATTCCTGCTCTACTTACAAAATGGTTTAATGAAAGAGTTGAGATGAGAAAACTCGTGAAGAAATTCCACGAACAAGGTGATAAAGTTAAAGAAGATTATTTTGATAGAAGACAATATTTACAGAAGATTTTGTTAAACTCATTATATGGTGTATTAGGTTTACCAGTATTTAGATTTTATGATTTGGATAATGCTGAGGCAACCACATTAACAGGTCAATCATTAATTAAATTTAGTAAGAAAATTACTAATCATTTTTATAATAAAGAATTGAATAACAATGAAGATTATGTTATATACATCGATACAGATAGTATTTTCGCATCGGCAGTTCCATTAATTGAAAAAAGATTTCCAAATCAAAAATTATCAGATACAATGATGACACAAAGAATTATGGAAGTGTGTGGTGAGGTTCAAGATTTTTTAAATATAAGTTATAATTATTTCGCAAAGAAGTTTTTGAATATCAATGACCATGTATTTGATATTAAACAAGAGGTGGTTGCTAAGACTGGATTGTTTGTTACTAAGAAAAGATATGGGTTAAAAATTATTAATGATGCTGGTAGAAAAGTAAATAAAATTCATGTTAAGGGATTAGATACTGTCCGAAGTAATTTTGCAAAGGCAATGAAAGGATTATTAACTAATGTATTAGAGGATATTTTGGCTGATGTTCCAAAGGAACAGATAGATGAGAGAATTAGTAAATTTAAAAGAAATATGCATAATTTACATTATGATGTAATGGCAAATCCTATCGGTGTAAAAGGTATAGGAAAATATGAAGTAAAGGATACAGATACACCATTCTCATCATACAAAAAAGGATGTCCTGTTCATGTAAAATCTGCAATCAATTATAATTCATTATTAGACTATTGGTATGAGGGTAGAAAATATGAAAAGATTACTAATGGTAATAAAATTAAGTGGGTTTACTTAAAGAACAATGAGTTTGGATTTGATACAATAGGTTATAAAGGTTATGAAGACCCACCACAAATATTAGAATTAATCAAAAATTATATAGACCATGATAGAATGTTTGAACAAGCAATGAGTAAAAAGATAGGAATGTTCTATGAAAGTATGAATTGGGAAGCTGTAGTTGATAAACAGCAAAGTATTGAAAGATTTTTTTGATTTTGAGAATTCTCGTATATATGTATATATAGAGATAATTAACAATTAACAAATAGAGGAAATGGTTATGAATAAACAAGCACTTCTTAGGTATATTAACAAATACACATTAGGTGGAGAAATTAAATCAGTAAAATGGGTTAGTAATGGTAAATCACTTGCAACTCGTTTTATTAGTGGAGATAAATCACTTGTTGGTTCTGTTAAACTAAATAATTTTACAGATGTAGAACCATCTGAAATTGGAGTTTACAATACAACACAATTTATTTCACTTTTATCTATCTTAGGTGAAGATGTAGATTTTAATTTACAACAGATTGGTGATAAATTTGTTAGTGTGGATATGTCAGATACACAAGGAACTAAAACTAAATATATGTTGAGTGACTTATCTGTTATACCTACACCACCTGAATTAAAAAACTTACCAAGTGATTTTGAATTGGAACTACAAGTTGATTCTTATTTTATTAACACTTTCATTAGTGGTAAATCTGCATTACCAGATACCGATACTTTTACTATTCTTACAGAGAATGATAAGGTTAGTTTAGTAATTGGATATAGTAATGTGGCTACTAATAGAGTTACACTTCCAGTTGAACATACTGAATATAAGGATATTGAACCAATATCTTTTAATGCAACAATGTTTTCAAATGCATTACAGGCAAACAAAGAATGTCAGAAGGCTACTTTGAAAGTTAGTTCACAAGGAATAGCAACTATTAGTTTTAATATAGATGATTATGAATCAGAATATTATTTTGTAGCGACACAACAAGTAAATTAGATGTATTTAGATTACTTTGATAAATTCTTAGATATGAAACCATATCTTGAAATCAAAGAAGATGAATGGGATTATATAAAGAATACTTTTGACAAAGAAGATGTCAAAGAAAGTTTAGCCCAAGTGGCTATGACTTATGAGATTCCTTACGCCGAAATTTCGGAAAATGATGCTTATAAAGCTTTAATGAAGTTAAAGGGTATGAGACATAATGAAATTTTAGTTGATGGTGAATGGTTTGCTAGAGAGGGTTCTGAATATAGATATGATTTATCTTTTCAAGGTAAACAACAATACTTCCGAAGAATAAATACAGGTAATTCCGCAAGTAATTACTTTCAACAAAAGAATAGGTGGAGTGTTGATGGAACTATTGCACCTGGACCTGAAAGAACTTGGAGTAATAAAAAGTTTATGACAAGTTTGATGGGTGCCGCTTACACATTGAAGTTACCTAAAATTGATAGAAAGTATTTTAGAACAATGATTGGATTGAGAAAGTATATTTGTTCTCAGTTTAAACCAAATGTGGCAAAAGTATTATATGATAAGTTAGGTAGTGAAAACATATTAGACTTTAGTGCAGGTTGGGGAGATAGGTTGGCAGGATTCTATGGTAGTGAAACAGGTAAATATTATCTTGGAATAGACCCACGAAAAGAAAATCATCCGATATACAAGGAACAAAAAGATTTCTATAATACACATAGGAATATGTTTTTTGAAGTAGATAAGGATTGTGATTTTATACAATCACCAGCCGAGGATGTGAATTTCAATGAATATGAAAATGTATTTGATACTGTCTTTACATCACCGCCATATTTTGGAGTTGAAAGATATAGTTATGATGATACTCAGAGTTGGGTTAGGTATAAAACTATTGATGAATGGAATGAACAATTTTTACAGAAAACATTGAAAAAATTATGGTGTTCTGTAAAGAGTGGTGGATATTTATTAGTGAACATAAGTGATGTTTACGCAAGTAGTGGTGCAAAACAAAAGAGATTAAATTCTCATGGTAAGAAATGGTTAGAGATTTGTAATCCTATGAATGATTTCTTATCAACATTTAGTGATTCAGAATATCAAGGTTGTATTGGAATGGAGATGGCTAAAAGACCTAATAGTGGTGGAGCTGGAACAGCAACTGATGATAGGTTTACTGATGAATCATTAGAACTTGCAGAAAAAACTAAAGAGAAAACATTTTGTGAACCAATTTGGATATGGAAAAAGTTATAATGGAAGAAATTAAAAATACTTTATGGGTAGAAAAGTATCGGCCGTCAACACTTGACTCTTACATCGGAAATGAACATTTACGAAGTAAAGTTAAGTTATACATCGAGAGTGGAGATTTACCACACCTTTTACTATACGGACGGGCTGGTACAGGTAAAACCACTCTCGCTAAATTACTCGTTAACAATATAGATTGTGATTATCTATATATTAATGCTTCAGATGAGAATAGTGTTGAAGTAGTTAGAGATAAAGTTAAGAACTTTGCCTCAACACTTGGATTCCAAGATATGAAAGTTATTATCTTGGATGAGTGTGATTACATCACACCAAACGCTCAAGCTGCATTAAGAAACCTAATGGAAACATTTAGTAAACATTGTAGGTTTATCTTAACTTGTAATTTTGTAGAGAGAATCATTGACCCGATTCAAAGTAGGTGTCAATCATTTCAGATTATACCACCAGATAGAAAACAAGTTGCAGTTCATTTAGGTAATATTCTAACTAAGGAACAAGTGGAATCAGATATCAATGATATTGTAACTATAGTTAATGGTGGTTATCCAGATATCAGAAGAGTAATTAATGCCGCACAACGACAGGTAGTAGATGGTAAACTTGTTATTGATGAGGGAATGAGTATTCAAAACGATTACAAGTTAGAAGTTTTAGAAATATTAAAAACACAAGATAAAAAGAATAGTTTTAAAAACATTCGACAATTACTTGCCGATTCCAAAGTAACAGATTTTAGTGATTTGTTCAGATTGTTATTTGATACAGTCGATGATTGGGGTAGAGGTAATGTTGCAGAATGTATATTAATTCTTTCACAATATCAACAATCTGATTCAATTGTGGTTGATAAAGAAATTAATATTATGGCTATGTTTATAGAGATTATTGGTAAGATAAAATGAAGTTAATTACATTTGGTTGTAGTTTTACATTTGGCGAAGAGTTAGATGATTTACCAGAATGGTATAACGATAAGAATGATAAAAGAAATTATAATCCATTAAAATTAAAATATCATAAACCATCTAAAAAAAGTTATCCATATATAATGGGTAATATACTTGATTGTTCAGTTGATAATAAAGGCTGGAGTGGTATAAGTAATGATAGAATCTTTAGAACATTTTTTAATCATATAATAAAGAATAATCCAAGTAATTATGTAATTCAATGGACATTTCCACATAGAACGGAATATTGGAGTGAAAAAAAACAAATGTTTAGAGGTGTAGTTCCTACTCAAATATCAAGTGATAATGATAATGAATGTATTTCATATGCTAAGGAGTATTATACAAAATATTATAATGAGGAAGTTTCTAATCTTAAATTACTAAGTTCTATTTGGAGTGTAGATGCATTATGTAAAAGATTTAATTGTAAGGTAATACAATTTTTACCAATAGGTATGGATAATATGAATTGGGATGGAAATAATTTAAATAGTAAGTATCCACTATTGAATCATGAAATGAATAGGTTACCAAATTCATTTTTGGATACAAAGGTAATTAGAGATTTAGTTGATAATAAAATGCATCCAACGGAAAAAGGACATAAAGATTTAGCGGAATATTTAGTAACTTATTTTTTACCAGAAACTAAACATTTTGCTGATGATTTTCACGAAGGAAAAATGGAGTGAGAAATGAATATAGTAGTAGTAGGAGATAGTTGTCAAGATATTTTTGTGTATGGTGATATAGATAGAATAAGTCCAGAAGCACCTATTCCAGTTTTTAAACCAACACATACAGAAAAGAATGATGGTATGGCTCGTAATGTTTCTAATAATGTAGAAGGATTAGAAATGACTGTTCATACACTAACAAATGATAATGGTATAACAAAAACAAGATATGTAGATAATCGTAGTGGACAGATGGTTTTGAGAGTTGATGATAATGATAAATGTAAAAGAATTAATATTAAAGATTTACAAAGTATTATGAATAATCAATTTACATATTATGGTTTAGGTGGAACAATAGAAAATGTTGATGCAATTATTATATCAGATTATTGTAAAGGATTTTTAGAAGAAAGTGATATACAACACATATGTAAATACAATAAAAATGTATTTGTAGATACAAAAAAGAAACTTGGTTCTTGGATTAAAGATGCAGATTATATAAAAATTAATGAATTAGAGTATAAAAAGAATCATGATTATTTTGAGGATAAAGGATTTGAAGATAAATTAATAGTTACATTGGGTAGTAAAGGTTGTAGATATAATGGAAAGGATTTTCCAGTAAAAGAAGTTCCAGTAAAAGATGTGAGTGGTGCAGGAGATACATTTTTAGCTGGGTTAGTTCATGGGTATTTAACGAATGGTAATATAAATACTGCTATAAAGTTTGCCCAAGAATGCACTACAAATGTAGTTCAAAAACATGGTGTGGCTACGATTAATATTAAGGAGTTAAAATGAGTACGAAACCACAAAGGAAGTTTCAAGAACCTAAACAACAATTGGATTTAAGTAAAGCGAGCACAATGAATTGTGAGGCTTGTGGGAATTATTTATTCATCCAATCTACGATTATAAAAAAGATATCGGCAATTATGAGTCCAAATGGACAAGAGGGATTAATGCCAATTGATGTTTATAGTTGTGGTAATTGTGGACAAGTTCCAAGAGAGATGTTAAAGGGAACTGGAATTGAGCCAATCGAAAAATAATTATAATGATGTTGTATCACGAGTAGAAACTTTTTATTACGATAATCATAGAGTTTTAGAAGATGGTAGTAGACAGGGTTTAAATATCTATGAAAATAATGCTGGTAAGTTAGAAGGTGGTAGACAACACGACCCAATCTACAATGATGAAAACGCAAAATATCAAATCTATACATTTGGTTGTAGTTGGACTTATGGTTGGGATTTACCACAAGAACAAACCTTTACACATTTGTTAGGTGATAAGAATACGGCAGTTTATAATTATGGAGCAGGTGGAACAGGTTTAGATTTTGCAGTAAAAACTCTTTCAGAAGTTTATATACCAAATTCAACAAGACAAATATTTATAATAACAATACCACATCTTACGAGAAGAGTTTGGTTTGATGATGATGGAGTGGCATTAAGGGCGTGGCAGGTAAAAGAACAGACCGATATAAATGAGTATAATGGTTATTATAATTTTTTACACAATTATGAATTACTAAATAGAACTATAGGTCGTGATAAAATCATTTGGGGAACTTGGGATGAAGATGTTCCAATTGATAAAGTAGATGTGTTTTTCCACAAGACTGATAAGGCTACTGATAATTTACATCCAGGACCAGAATCACATAAAAAATATTCAAAGGATTTAAAAAATGTATTACAAAATAGATTTAAGTAATTACGAACCACGAGAAGTTCCTAAGTATCAAGAGTTTACAAACTACAATGATATTAAATGGGCACAAATCGAAATACTTTCTGAGGAATTAGATAAATTTAAAGATTCTTTTGGAAATGATTGGAATGTTAAGAGAACTGGATTGGTTGCAGAAATGTGGACACTCGTAGATTTACGAGATAGATTAAAAGATGGATGGACATTTTATTTAGTTGAGGGTGGTTGGTGTTTTATTGATTGGAATAGGAAGTATCCTTATTTATGTAATCGTTATGTAATACCAGAACATAGAAATAAGGGAATAGGTAGTGATTTAGTATGGTTAAGGTGTAATGAAGTTGTTAAACGAGGATATAAGAACGCCACAATTATGTTAGAGAATTGGAACACACCAGCAAAATCAGTTATGAAAGAAAATATCTTTACTGAAATCGAGAGTATTTGATATTTATTTATATAATTAGGAAAAATTAATGAGTGCTGATACAAGAATAGTAAGTTTAATAAATTACATTACTGGCAGTTCCGCCAGCTTAAAAGATGCCGATGGTAACACATATCTTGGTACTTGGGAAGAGGCTTGGCCTACATTCGCCCATTGTGGTATATTAGCAAATTTTGATGTCTATACTGAAACTGGTTCTAATGATATTTACATCGGTGAAATGAACACTAATGTGGGAATAACAGGAACTACATCAGATAGAACTTCTGTATTCAATACACTTTCTGATTGGGTTAGTGGTAGTGGATATATTAATGTATATGTTAATGGTGTAGATGAAACTACTCAAGCAAAAAAGAATCCATCAGATTATGACCAAACATTAATAAGTTCAAGTTTTGCCCGACATAATATACCAGTTACTTTTGAGTATAACGATTCTGTAGGACATACTTATTATCAACATAGAGGTCATGAAAATCAATCAGGAAGTTTTCATTTCTTTATGCAATCGCCTTGGTATAGTAATGATAATTTAAAAACTATGGTTACGGGTTCTTTTACAAAAACAGCATTTAGAAGTATTTTAGGTGAATCACCAGTTAGTTCAAGTTTAATTCCATTATTTAATACATCATCAGCCGATACAAATACAGGCAAACCTGATTTTATTATTAAAGGTGGAACAAAAGATGGTGGTTTAGGAAATAACTATAGGTTATACAATTGGAATTCAAGTAATTCAGTTGTTGTTAATTCTATTTTATCAGCAAGTAAAGACGGTGATATAGTTGAGAATTTTATAGTTACAAGTGGAAGCACTAATTTACAACATGATGAACACACTTATATGATAACACCATTTGGTCATACAAAATTAAGACAAAAAACTAAACATCCATATTCTAAATTAATTGATAATGGTAATGATACTTGGAGTATAAAACCAGTTGGTCTTTCTACTGCAAGTGGTAGTTTAATTCGTATGTATGATAATTCTACAAAACAGATTCAAGATGTAGAAGTTGGTGATGTAGTAAAATCTTATTGGCCTACTAATATGAGTTTACAAGATATGGATTCACTTTCATATACTACAGGAAGTTTAACTGGAACTATGAGTGGTTCAGTTGTAACTGGAATTATTAATGAAAGTTTTGATGAATATTATTTAATAAATGGTAGTATAAAAATACCAAGTGTTGAAAGTGAAATTATGAATAATTCAATGGTATTTTCAAAAAAGATAGGAACATGGTCATGGTCACAACCAGCAACATTAAGTGTAGGTAATAAATTGTTGGATAAAGATGGTTCAGAGGTAAACATTGATTCTATAAGTTTAACTACTGGTAATACAATGTTTTATTCATTAGATGTTGAGGATATTGACACATACTTTCAAAGTGATATTTTGGTTCACAATATACCAAAGAAATTTTAAGAGGATACATGAAAAAAAATGATAGGTTTCAGTTTGTAGTATTCAAAGAAAATTTTCTAAGTGATTCAGATTGTGATAAAATAATCAAAGAACTCGATACAGAAGAATTAACAGAAGGTAAATTGGCTGGTGAATACAAAGAACCAGTCCTTAACACCAATGTAAGACAAACTCTAAATGTTGATTTCTTTGATGAAAACTTATTCAATAAAATAAATTCAGCAATTAAAGTTGCAAATATAAATTACTTTAGATATGATATAGAAAGTATAGATACACTTAGGTTCTTAAAGTATGGAATAGGTGGAACTTATAATTGGCATACAGATTATGGTAGACATGAGTGTTCTATGAGAAAACTTACTGCAATCATTCAGTTGAGTGATGATAAAGATTATGAGGGTGGTGATTTTGAATTTGGTATTACAAATAGTGAAGGTGATGATTTAGTAAAGGGAAATAGAGGTAAAGGTTGTTTATTAGTATTTCCATCTTTTTTATCACATAGAGTTGCACCAATAACTAAAGGAACAAGATATTCAATAATTACCTGGATGGAAGGAGATACTTTTGTATAAACAAAATAACGATTTTAAATGGTCAATACAGATACCAAACTTTTTAACAGATGAAAAGTGTGATGAACTTGTAGAACAAATTAAATCACAAGAAACAAATGTAATAGGTTGTGTTGCTTCAGAAGATGAAGATGGTAAACCATTAGAGAATCAAATAATGCCAGAGGTTAGAACTACAAAAGAATATTATTTATTACCACAATTAGAAAATGAATTTAGACCAGATTATCCAAATGGTAATTGGACATGGTTATCTAAAAAAATAGAAATGATGATGAATGTAGTTAATGATAAAGTATTTCATTTTGATATTAAAGATACTGATGGTGAACTAAAAATGATTGAGTATGATAAGGGTGGACATTACACATGGCATGCAGATTTTAATCCAGGTATATGTTCTTTAAGAAAATTAGTTGCAATAGTTCAATTAACAGACCCAAGTGAATATGAGGGTGGAGAAGTTCAGTTTGGATTTCAAGATAAAGATAAAAAATGGTATGAGATGGAAAAGAAAAAAGGTTCAATAACATTCTTTCCAGCATTCACATCACATAGAGTAAAACCTGTAACAAAGGGTAAACGATATGTGTTACAAGAATTATTTACAGGCGACCATTTTGTCTAAAGTAAAACAGACTCATGGTAAAGATTCTATTTATGTCAACCAGGGTTCACAACATTTAAAAAAGAATACAAATTTTAGATGGAGTCTTATTAAAGATGATTTTTTAACAGAAGAAGAATGTGAACTTTTGAAAGAACATATTTATGAAAGTTGTAATGTGGTTGTTGATTCAAAAAGAAATAAACAAAATAAATCACTTTGGAATAAATACTATGATAATAAAAAAAGTAATGTTTCATTATACGACAAAGGAGATGAGACAGAGTTTCAATGGTTAGTCGATAAAGTGTGGACTACTATGAAAGTAGCCAATCAAGTTTATTGGAAGTATGATATAGATGGACTTAGAAGTGCAATAGGATTGTATTATAATGAAGGAGAACATCCAGATGGGGGACATCATTCAGATTTTGCAAATGGTGTTGATGGAAATATGGATACAACATTTAAGTTGACAGGATTATTATTTTTAAATGATGACTTCGATGGTGGGGAACTTGAAATTATACAAGGAAAAGTTAAACCAAAAACTGGAAGACTACTTATGTTTCCATCTTTTGCTTCACATCGTGTTTTAAAATTTAGTGGGGCAGATAGATACACAATAGTATTTGTTATCGAGGGAAATACTTTTGTTTAAAAAAAATGTTGTTTTTGGTTTGTAGTAAACTATTTATATACATCAAAAGGTTATTATGAAAACAAAATCGTTATTCGACCATATAAAACAAATTACAAATGTTCAAAATACATTATATTGGGATTCATTATCCGATGGTGATAAAAAATCTTGGAGTAATTATATGGTGCATAGATTTCTATCTATGAAAGAAGAGTGGATACAAGTTGTAAATGAGATACAGAAGTATTGGGAAATACAACCAAAGAATCTTTATCAGTTTTATATCGACATAATACCAAGAGGTAGAACATTTCTTCGGTATGTTAAATCAAAGAAGAAATCAAAAGTTGAGAAATGGGCTATGGAACATTTAGTAGATTATTTTGAATGTGGTTCAAGAGAAGTTGAGGAACATTTAAATATATTAACAAAAGAACAAGTTACATCAATCATAATGAAATATGGTGTAGATGATAAACAATTAAAAAAAATATGGACAAAGTAAGTTATAAAAGTAATCAAAAGAGAACAGAAGATTATGTTAAAAACTTTGATAGAGAAAAGGTTTTAAAGAGTTTAATTCGACCTAATAATCCAATAATATTTGATGTTGGAGCAGCTACAGGTCAATCTCTTCTTCAATTTAAAAAGTGGTGGCCTAATTGTGAAGTTCATTGTTTTGAACCACAACCAAAACTTTTTAATGAAATGGTTCACGAGCCTAATAATCAATTCAAAAATGTTCGTTATAATGAGTTTGCTTTAGGGGATATAACTAAAGATGCTCAAGATTTTTATTCACATAAAGTTCAACCTATGTTAGGCGGATTTGATAGATTAAATGTTAAGAGTAAAGATAGTGTTGCGATAAATAAACCAGAACTTGTTGATATGGAAGATGGAGAGTTTATTGATGGTATAAATCAAATTCAACTTGTAAATGTAATTACACTTGAAGAATATGTTAAAGAATTTAATATAGATGAAATAGATATTTTAAAATTAGATACACAAGGATGGGAATCTAAAATCTTAAAAGGGGCTGGAAGTTTTTTGAGTAATATCAAAATCGTTTTAGCAGAATTAAATTTTTATGATTTATATGAACACCAACATAGTTTTTTAGAATTAGAAAAATATTTGTTACCACAAGGTTTCAAATTATTTGATATTAACCACATTAGTAAAAATCCAATGAATGGCAGAACTGATTGGGTTGATGTAATTTATATAAAGGAGTAAATAATGAGTATGCAAAACAAACCGACTATGGCATCTGCAACTTTAAAGCAAAAACCATACAAACAATTTGAACAATTCTCTATGTCAGAAATGGAATGGGGTGTTAATTCTACATGGAATTGCACTTATATGAATTATGAATTTGATATTGATTCATTATATTCAACAATAGTAAAAGTTGATTATCTACGAAGAGTAAATCCAGGTCAAGATATAACATTGAATATTGCTTCTTATGGTGGTGATGTATATGCGATGTTAGGATTAGTGGATTATATTCAAGGATTAGATGAAAAAATAAATACACATTGTGTTGGAACTTGTATGAGTGCCGCATCAGTATTATTAGCATGTGGAACTGGTAAGAGAACAATGACAAAACATGCGACGGTTATGGTTCACGAGGGTTCAGCATTTGAAGCAGGTAAAACTTCTGATGTTATGAAAGGTGTTGACCATTTAAAAGAATTACAAAAAGAAATAAATAAAATAATGGGTGATGTTACTAAAAAAGATGCAAAGTTTTGGGAAACTACTCAAAGAAACGATACCTATTTAAATGCTAAACAATGTTTAGAATATGGTCTTATAGATGAAATTGTTTAAAAAAGACTTGACTTATATAGTATTTCTTTTGTATATTTAAACAAATTAAAATGGAGAAAAATATGGTAAAGGTTATCAAAGATAATCCTACATCCACTACACATGAATACGATGTTGTAGAACAGATGGAAAAGGAATGGCCAGAGATGACTACAGAATTCAAAAGAATTCAGGCAGAACAATATAAATTGTTCTTACACAAACAACATGATTATGGTCCAGGTAATATTTCAGTTGGAACACAATTACAAACAGAAGATGAGGTTAAGTTATCACTTACAGGTTTGTGGTTTAGGATGAATGATAAATTACAAAGATTAAAAACATTGTTGATGAGTGGTAGAGAAAATGCAGTTGAGGGTGAACCAATGGAAGATGCATATCTTGATGTTAGTAATTATGGTATTATGGCAACTATAGTTGGTAGAGGTAAATGGGGAAAATAAGTTACAGTCAATTCTCTCAATGGGATAAGTGTCCTTACACTTGGAAACTTAACTATGTAGATAAAGCAGTTACATTTAAAGGTAATATTTATACCTTGTTTGGAACGGCGGTTCATGAAACTATTCAAGCATATCTTGTATGTTATTACGAAAGAACAATCAAAGAAGCTGATGCTCTACCATTAGTTGATATTCTAAAATATAGATTAGAAGAAAATTTCAAGATAAATAAAGCTCAACACGGCGATGATTTTGAAGTATCACAGAAAGAAATGAATGAGTTCTTTCAAGATGGTATAAATATTATAGAAGAGTTTAAGAAAAGAAAATCAGGTTATTTTCCAAAAAAGAATACAGAGTTAGTTGGTATAGAGATTGCACTTAATTATGATAAGTTACCAAACAATATGACATTTAAGGGTTATATGGATGTGGTTATTCATAATAAAGTTACAGGTCGTGTAAAAATTATTGATATTAAAACAGCCACATTTGGTTGGAATAAATATCAAAAAATGGATAAGAATAAAACTAATCAGTTATTATTATATAAACAATTTTTTTCAAAAGAACGAGATATTCCGATGGATAAAATAGAAGTTGAATATTTAATATTGAAGAGAAAATTATATGAAAATATAGCTTATCCACAAAAAAGGATACAAGTGTTTTCGCCAGCTAATGGTAAACCAAGTATTAATAAGGTTATGGCAAGGTTACAAGAGTTTATGGATGAGTGTTACGATGAAAGTGGAAATATAATTTCTCATGATTATGAAAAATGTGAATCGTTCAAAAAATGTAGATTGTGTAAGGACTTATAAATTATGATAAATCTTAGTGTAAGTATTAGAATATATTTAACTGATGTATTAAAATCAGATATGACTGATGAGTTAATACCTGTTTTAAATTCAGTATCGCCTAAGATTAATGCGGCTAAATTATATCTATGGTATAATGAAGATGATTTAACTCAACATGAAATAAAAGAGTTTTTATTAAAGTGGGATAGTACTGAACATAATAATTTTAAAACAATAATTAGACCACATTATTTTGATAATCAAAATGATTTTATTTGGTGGGATATTATTCCAAAAAAAGTTCTTGAAGATTTACCAATAGGTAATACAGGAATGAGAAATTATTATACCAGATTTGAGTATAGGTATCATGAACCAAGTTCAATTATAACAGGTTTAGAGAAGTTTCAAGAAACCTATGATTTTGTTACAACCGATAAAAGTAAACCTATTAGAAAACAAAAGAGGAATGATGGAGAAGATAGCAATAATAGGAAGTAGAAGTTATACTAATAAAAGAAAGATAAAAGAATTTATCTATGGTTTAACAGAAAAGTTTGGTGAAGATTTAGAAATAGTAAGTGGTGGTGCAAAAGATGGGGCTGATAAATATGCAAAACAATTTTCATTAGAATTTGATATAAACTATAGTGAGTTTCCACCATACCATGACCCACATAATATCCATTGTGTATTAGAAGCATTTAAATATGGTAAACCATATAGTGTTGGTAATTATCACAGAAGAAATAAGGATTTAGTGGAATATAGTGATAAAGTAGTTGCATTTTGCACAAACGGAGAGGTTACAAGTGGAACATTATCTGCTTTACAATCCGCAGAAAAAATAAGTAAAAAATATGTTATAATTTCATAGTATTATATATTTATTATATATATGTATATATGAATAGAGGTAAATAGAATGAATGAAATAAAATTAACTTCTGTAAAAGTGATTACAGAGTTGTATAATAAATTTAAAAATAAAACGATAGATAATGAGTTTTCTTTACAAAAACTTGTAAATAGAACTCTTGATTTATTTGTTTATGATGAAGAGGTTCGAAAGAAAATCCTTGAACACAATAATTTGCACGAGAGTGGAAGTAAATTTTAATTAAAACGGAAAAGGTTATAGATGTCAGAAATAAAGTTACCAAAACTTAAATCTATTGATAATGTTAATTTAAAGAAGAAGAAAAAGATATTACTATTATCAGATGATTTAAGAATGTCAAGTGGTGTTGGAACAATGTCGAGAGAATTCGTTATGGGAACGGCACATAAATATGATTGGGTTCAGATAGGTGGAGCTATAAAACATCCTGATGAAGGAAAGATTATAGATATGAGAGATGCTCTTGAACAAGAAATGGGAATTACCGATGGTTATTTAAAAGTATATCCAGTTAGTGGTTATGGTAATCCAGATATATTAAAACAAGTAATGGAAGTTGAAAAACCTGATGCAATTCTACACTATACAGACCCAAGATTTTGGCAGTGGTTATATAGAATGGAACATGAGATAAGACAACATACACCTATTTTCTATTATAATATTTGGGATGATTGGCCAGCTCCAAAATACAATGAAAATTTTTATGAGAGTTGTGATTTGATTATGAATATTTCAAAACAAACTTTTGCTATAGTAGATGAAGTTTGTAAAAATAAACCAAGAACAGATTGGGATTCAACTTATTCACCACATGGAATTAATGAAACACAATATTATCCAATTAAAGATAAAAGAGAATTATTAGAGTTGAATAAATTTAAACAACAACTTTTTCAGAATAGACCATATGAATTTTCATTGTTATATGTGAATAGAAATATTCGTAGAAAGATGGTTGGTGATTGTGTTCTTGCATTTAAAGAATTTGTTGAATCAATACCAGAAGAAAAAAGAGATAAAGTTGTTTATATAATGCATACTCAACCAGTAGATGAACATGGAACAGATATTCCACGATTAATAGAACATTTATATCCAGACCTACAAGTTGTATTTTCAACATCAAAACTTGATAACAAACAAATGAATTTCTTATATAATATCGCTGATGTAACAATGAACATTGCATCCAATGAGGGATTTGGATTAGGAACTTGTGAATCATTGATGGCTGGAACACCAATCATTGTAAATGTTACAGGTGGTTTACAAGACCAATGTGGATTTAGAATTAAAGATAAGTTCGTAACTGCTGAAGATTACAAAGAAATAAAATCATTTCATAATTGGAAAGAGTGGGAACATAACGAAGAATTAACTTGGGGTGAGTGGTGTAAACCAGTATGGCCAAGAACTCGTTCACTTATGGGTTCAGTTCCAACACCATATATTATGGATGATAGATGTGATTGGGAAGATGCTGGTAGAGCCATTAAAGAATGGTATGAGATGGGTAAAGAAGCAAGAGATGAATGTGGATTCAAAGGACACGAGTGGGTAACAAGTGATGAATCTATGATGAGTGCTCGATGGATGTGTAAGAACTTTGAAGACCATATGGATACAGCATTTGAAAAATTTGAACCAAGAAAACGATTTAACATTTATAAGGTATAAGATATGAAACCATTAATATTAGTAACGGCACCAGTACAGACGAGAAGTGGATATGGAAATCATTCACGAGATATTTGTTCAGCTTTAGTAGATTTAGATAAATATGATGTGAGAATTAATCCATGTAGGTGGGGAAATACACCATTGAATGCATTAGAAAAGGGAAATTCACAACATGAAAAGATTGTTAAACATATGTTATCAGAACCAAAAACGGAAAGACAACCAGATTTACACTTACATATTGTAATTCCAAATGAATTTGCAAATGTAGGTAAAAGGAATATTGGTATGACAGCTGGTATTGAAACAACAATACCACAACCAGCTTGGGTTGCTGGATGTAATAAAATGGATGAAGTAGTATTTGTTTCTGAATTTGCAAAACAAGTTTTCAAAAATTCCGAATTTGAAGAAAAAGATAAAAAGAATGTAGTTAAGTTAGAGAAACCTTCAAGTGTTTTATTTGAAGGAGTTGATACCAATGTTTATAAACCTATACAGAAAATTGGTGATGGTGTTAATAGTTTATTTGAAGATGTAGAAGAGGATTTTAATTTCTTATTTACAGGCCATTGGTTACAAGGTCAGTTAGGTGAAGATAGAAAAGATTTAGGAATGTTAATTAAGGTTTTTTGTGAAACTTTTAAAGGTCAGAAAAAACAACCAGGTTTAATTTTAAAAACAAGTGGTCCAGATTTCTCAATTATTGATAGAGAAGATATTGTAAGTAAAATTAACCATATAAAGAAATCAGTAAATGGTAAAATACCTAACATATATTTTATACATGGTGATTTAGAAGATTCTGAAATGAATGAGATGTATAATCATCCAAAGGTAAAAGCTCATATTTCATTCACACATGGTGAGGGATTTGGTAGACCATTATTAGAGGCAGCTCAAAGTGGTAAACCAGTTATCGCTCCAAATTGGAGTGGACAAGTAGATTTTTTAAATGAAAATTATGCTGTTTTATTACAAGGTAGTTTAACAAGTGTTCCTGAAGGAGCTTTTCCAAAAGAGGTTTTTTATAAAAATACAGAAAATAAATGGTTTACTGTCAATTATAATCATGCCCAACAAGTGATGAAAGATGTTGTAAAAAATTATCCTAAATATTTAATTAAGGGAAAACAATTACAGGCTTATACTAAACAGAAGTTTTCTTATGATAAAATGAAAGAAGAACTTGATATAATAATTTCAAATCATTTGGAGAGTTTACCAAAACAAGTAGAATTGAAATTACCAAAATTAAAGAAGGTGTAAAATGGCAGAGAAAAAAATAATGTGTCCCAATTGTTTTGATGAAAAACAATGTTTTGAAGATGTTCAAGAACAAGATGGTAAATCATTTAGTTCTTATATGTGTTTCAGATGTGGGTTTACAAGTAATTCAGCATATACACTTGATTCACAAGAGTTAAAGAAAGCACAGCTTGGTTCAACACAATTAATGAATGATGTTTCTTTACTTGATGAAGAACGAGGTGTAATGTGGTTTCCATCAGTTGTTAATATGGGAGAGTTGGGTGTTATTTATCCAGAGGGAACAAAAGATAATTGGAATTGGAAATTTGCACAAGTTCGTAAGTTATCACCAACGGAATTATTAGATGAAAAGTATGGTGGACATACAAGAGCTTTAGATGTAGATAATGCTAAACAATATGGTCAATATGAATTCATAGATGCTTGTAAAGAGATGGGTATAATTAAGGAAATAGATTAATGTTAAGAAATACGGCTTGGCATAAAGTTGAACCAGGACAAATAGTAACATTTACTTATAAGAGTAAACACGATAAAAGAGGATATAAGAGAACTGTCTTAATCCTAAATCCAGATTTAAAATATAAAAAGAAATCAACCAATCGAACTAAAAGATATGTAGTTGGTTTACAATTAGATACAGCAATTTCAACACCAATCACACAAACTAAACTTGAAGGTTTATTTGGTAAAATGGGTGGACTGGAAATAGAAGAGGGAGCATTAGCAGCTAAATTACCAGATTCAATGTCGCCTGCACAAACAAAAGTGTTATATAATAAATTAAAAGATTTAGTAAAGAAATATAAAAATTGGAGAACATACGATAGAAGAGAATGTATGAAACGAAGAGTATATCTTGAATCAGAATCAGATTTAATACCACAAGATACATTGGATAAATTTACACAAGAAATGGTAGATAGATTTGGTGATGGTGGTTTTGATTATGAGTATGAGGAAACAGAGTTTTGACAATTAGTTATGCCATCACAGTCTGTAAAGAGTTTGTTGAAATTCAAAAATTAGTTACATTTTTATTAAAACATAAAAGAAATGAAGATGATATTGTTATAACATTTGATTCTAAAAATGGTTCTAAAGGTGTTGAAGATTATCTAAGAACACATTCAGTAAATGGTGAGTTTAGTTGGCATCCATACGAATTTGATGGTAACTTTTCAGATTTAAAAAACTATACTAAAAAAATGTGTAGTGGAGATTATATATTTCATTTAGATGCAGATGAAATACCAAATGAAATATTAATACATCAATTACCAACAATATTAGAAATAAATGAAACTGATTTAATTTGGATACCAAGAGTAAATACAGTCGATGGTCTTACGGAAGAACATATTAAATATTGGAGATGGAATGTTAATGATAGAGGTTGGATAAATTATCCTGATTATCAATCAAGAGTTTTTAGAAATAAAGAAACTATTAAATGGGAAAGAGCAGTTCATGAGATGATACAAGGGTGTGAGACTTATTCACATTTGCCACCACACGAAGAGTTGAGTTTGTATCATCATAAAACAATAGAGAAACAAGAAGAACAAAATAAATTATATTCGGAGTTAATGTGATTAGTAAAGATTCAGATGTAGTTAGAGTATTAAAAGATGATGGTGTTGAAAATGTTAGTTGGGAACAATTAAGAGAGTTTGAAAACACAACATCAATAAATCTTGAAGAACTACGAGAAAAATTAGGAATGGGTTCTTGGGCAGTGAGAATAGCATTCAATAAAAGATTCGGTGGAGTTATAATTCAACAACAACCAGGTGAAGGAAATAGAAAACACTATCATCCTGATGCCGATGAGAATTGGGTTGTAATGGAAGGTGAATGGGAATGGTGGATAGATGGAAAAGGAACACAACGAGTGAAAGAAAATGATATAATAGTAGTTCCTGCAAAAACAAAACATCAAATAACTTGTGTTGGGGATAAAGTTGGTGTTAGATATGCAATAACTAAACCAGATGTGGAACATATCTATGAGTAATATTAATTGGGATTTCAGTAATAGAAAAGTTCTCATAGTTGGGGACTCAAGAGGAATAGGTTCATGTCTTCGTGCAAACTTCGTAAAGGCTGGTGCTGAAGTTTATGGTATTAATAGTAGTAATTGTGATATTTCAAGTATAGATGATATAGATTCATTCTTCACACATAGATTTAATCCAGATGAGTTAGATATTTTAGTAAATGTTGCTGGTATCAATTATACAAATAAAATAGAATATGTTTCTTCAAAAGAATGGGATGAGGTGTTGGATACAAACCTAAGAAGTTTTTTCTATATAACACAACAAGTTTTATACAAAATGGATAATGGTGGTAAGATAGTAAATGTATCTTCAATTGCTGGTAGAAATAAAAGTGTAGTTAGTGGTGTTCACTATACTGCAAGTAAAGCTGGAATAATAGGATTAACAAAACAGATTGCTCATGAAGTTGGTAGTAGAGATATTTGTGTGAATGCTGTTTGTCCAAGTCAAACAAAAACTGATATGTTACAACAATCAATGACAGAAGAAGAAATAAAAGAATTAGGTAAATCTATTCCATTGGGTAGAATTGCAGAAGTACAAGAAGTAGTAAATGGAATACTATTTTTATGTTCAGACGAATCATCATATATAACAGGAACAACACTTGATATAAATGGCGGTCAGATATGATAACAGCAGTTGTTGCAGTAAGAAAGGGTTCACAACGAGTTCCAAATAAAAACATTAAACCATTTGGTAAATCTAATTTACTTGAAATGAAATTAGATATATTAAAACAAGTTGATGGTATAGATGAAATAGTTGTTAATTCAGATTGTGATGAGATGTTAGAAATAGGTAGAATACATGATGTTAAAACACACAAGAGAGATGAGTATTTTGCGAGTTCTAAAGCAACTAATACTGAATTTCATGGACACATTGGAGAGGTAACTAAAAGTGATGTAATATTTTTAGCTCCAGTTTGTTCACCATTTGTTTCAGTAGATTCACATCAAGATGCAATAGATTATTATTGTGGTGGGTTTGATAGTGTTACTTCAATACAATCTGTTAAGAATCATTTGTGGAGAGATACACAACCATTGAATTATGATTTAGATAAAGTTCCTAATTCACAAGATTTACCAGATATATTTAAATTAACTTATGGTATTACAATAGTTGATAGAGAGATAATGAAAAATAAGAAAAGAGTTGTAGGTGAACATCCAGGTTTTATTGAGTTGGATGAAATTCAATCGGTAGATATAGATACTGAATTTGATTGGACAGTTGCTGAAGCTATTTACGACAAATATTATATTTAGGGAGAAAGAATGTTAAACATAGAAAATATAGAACAATTGTTCCATAAAGTAGTTAGTTCAGATGAGTGGAAAGAACTACAAGAAAAGTTTAATAACGCAGATGACATATATGTTTTAGGACATGGTGGGAACTTAGCAGTTGCATCACATGCCGCTATTGATATAACAAGATTGAGTAATGGGACTAAAAATGCTATGTGTCCAGATAGTGCTACAGTCGTAACATCACTAATCAACGATACTGATTTTGACCATTGGATGCATCAATGGTTAAAGATGGTAACTTCTACTAAAACACCAGAACAAATTAAGAGAAGTTTAGTGTTAGGGTTTTCATCTTCAGGAACATCAAGAGATTTAATTAAAGCATTTCAATGGAGTTATTCAAATGATTTACCAATGGCTTGTGTTACTGCCAAACCACTTGTAGATAAAATACCAAATTTAACAGAGGTTGTAGCTGATTGTGAGTATTATCATACGATTGAAGTATTATCATTATTATTACAATATGAGTTAACACATGGTAGTGGAAAGGTTTGCCCGCCAATTGGTGGTAATAGACCAGAAGATATAGCTCATTATAATAGTCCGAGAGAAATTAGAAAACATAGTTTTAAAGATGAAACTCGAAATATTGCTGTAGATTTTGATGGTGTTATACATAAGAGTTCTAAGGGTTATTATGATGGAACTATATATGATGAACCAGTAGATGGTGCCAGAACATCATTAAAAAGATTATCAGAGAAATATGATGTTGTTATATTCACTTGTAAATCTAAACCAGATAGAGGATTAGTTAATGGTAAAACAGGAACACAATTAGTTTGGGAATGGTTAGAGGAACATGATATGGCACAATTTGTAACTAAAGTTACTGCCGAGAAACCAAGAGCAGTTAAGTATATAGATGATAAAGGAGTTCAATTCAAATCTTGGATTGATTATTGGGATGAACAAAAAGATAAATGAATTAAAAAATATTCATAAAGGTGAGGATATTTGGGTTATTGGTGCTGGTTCTTCTATGGATTATGTAGACCCATCATTTTTTGAAAATAAGATTTGTATAAGTGTGAATCAAATGTATGAACATTTTCCTTGTCAGTATGTAGTTGGTAGGGATTTACAAGTTAAAGAAAGATGGGATGAAACTTTAGTAGATTTAAAGAATCATCCAACAATAAAATTTTTATATAGTAGTTTACATCAAGGTCATGGTGTTCCAAATGTAGTTGATGATGCTGATAATTTTTATGTGTTTGAGAGTGGAAGTCATCATGATGATGATAATATAAAAATTGAATGTATTGGAACAGATAAAATGGTTTGTATTAGAACTACATTAAATACTTGTATTCAAATTGCAGCTTATATGGGAGCAAAAAACATAATGATATGTGGTAAGGATGAAGGTAAGATTGATGGTAATTTATATCATAAAGGATATGTTCAACCACAATGGCCAGATAGTGAGAATTGGGATGGGATAGAACATTGGTTATTTCTTACATCAAAGAACACTAAGATGGTTAGGGATAGAGTTAAAGAAGTTTATGGGTGTAACATACATTCATTAAATCCATTTATTAATTTTAAATTAGAAGGACATAAGTATGAACCAACAACCTGAGAAATATATAATCACAGGCCATGAAGGCTTTATAGGAAATCGTTTAGTTAGAAGATTAGGTAAAGAAAATATTATTGGTTGGGAAAGATTTGATTCATATAGTGAAGATACTATAAGTGCATTAATACCAAAAATTGCTGGTATATTTCATATTGGTGCTTGTGCAGATACAAGAGAGGATGATGTAAATGTTGTGTTTGGTAACAATGTAATGAGAAGTGTTGAATTATTTGAGTTGGCTAAGAAACATAATAAAAAAGTTGTGTTTGCATCAAGTTCAGCTATATATGGTAATGAACAATATCCTACAAATTATTATTCTTGGTCAAAGTATTGTGCCGAAGCTATCGGTAAAGAAATGTTACATGATTTTGTAGGTTTAAGATTCTTTAATGTATATGGTCCAGGTGAAGAACATAAAGAGTTAATGAGTTCTATACCATATCATATTTACCATTCAGAAACTTTTAGTATATTTCCTAATGATTATAATAATTTAAGTCCACAAAGAGATTTTGTTTATGTTGAAGATGTGGTTGATGCTTGTATTTACTCTATGGAAAATGATATAAGTGGTGTTTATGATGTTGGTACTGGTGAGGCTATACCATATGATATTATATGTAAATTGTTCGGTAGAAAATATGAATATGGTTCGGTTGACCAAAAACCAATAGGATATCAAGATTATACTTGTGCAAATCCTAAGAAATTTTTACCAGATTGGAATCCAAAGAAAATTGAAGAGGGTGTAAAGTTATATAAGGAATATTTAGATGGACAATAAGTTTAGTTTTATATTACCAATTAAATTGGATACAAGTTATAATTTTATAGGTCATGCTGATAAAGTTCTTAACACTAAAAGTAATTTAGAAAGAGTTATTGATATACAACTCAGAACATTTGAAAAGTTTTTAGTTAAAGAAGATTTAGATAATTTTTATATAGTGTGTGTTCCTAATGAATTGGAATTGATTAAAGAGAAATTAAAATCTTATGATTTTCCATTTGTATTTATAAATGAAGATGACCTTGTTGAAGATGTAAGTAATCCAGATTTATGGGAACATATAGTTCCATCTTGGAGAACACATATTAAACAAGAGTTTATTAAATTAGCACTTACATCACATTCAACTACAGAACATAATATAACACTTGATGCTGATGTTATCCTAACAAAAGAGTTTGGTTATAATGAGATGTTTCATGATGGTAAATTATTATTAGCTAAAGTATTAGATTTCACACGACCACAGAAACCAGAGTTCTTTCAATATGCTACGGCCATTTTAGATACACCAGATGATAAGAGAGATGAAATGAGATTCAGGAGTATAATGGGTGTTACACCACAAATACTTTTAAAATCTGAAATGAATAATATGTTAAGTTATATTGAATCATCCTATAACAAAACTTGGAAAGAAGTATTGTTAAAATATACTACTGATGTGAACCATTCATGGTCAGAATATGCTTTATATTGGACTTGGTTAACTAAGAATGGTAGAGATGAACTTTATACTTGGGGTGATAAGGGATTATGTGGAAATGAATTATTTCGTAGGTCAACAAATGATTATATGAATGAAATGTTAGAGATATATTATAGAGATTTTGATAAAGTATTTAAACAAGAAATTGGAGAATGGTGTAGTGATAAATGGGGAACAAGTACATACAACGGTCATACAGATTATTATTTCACTACAATACAAAGTAATATAGCTCAATTGGATATTGATAGATTGAAACCAGTTCTTGATGAGGTATTAGGATGAAAACATCGCCCATAGATTCAACAATAATAGATTTTATACTAACACACTATAATATACAATCACTTCAAGGGAAACCGCTGATACTTACTGGTGATGAGTTTGATATTTTGGTTAAAGATGCTGAGGAATATTACTATAAGAAAATTTTAAAAGAAGAGACACGAGGAGAATCATGAAAGCTGTACTATATGTTCAAACTGCATCTATACCCCGAAGTGATTTACATAAAAAGGGTTTATTTAAATTTATGAAAGTGTTAGATAGTTTACCACAATATAAACAAGTAAGGTGGTTTATAAATTTAGATAATCCAAAGAGTAAAACTCACGAGTTTGAAGATTATAATAAAACTATTGATGAGGTGATGAAGTTTAAGAAAAAGGAACTGAAAAATACAGATGCCTTTTTAGGGTTGGGTAAGGCATGTTTTTATCAGGCATTTAATAATCTATTTCATTTTGTTAAAGAGGATGTTATAACACAACAAGTTAGTTCAGATAATTATAGTGTAATGTGGTTAGAGGATGACTGGATTTTAACTGACGAAACTAAATTTAAGTTATTAATAGAAAAGTTTGAGGGTGATGATGAATTAAAGGTATTAACATTACATCAAGATAAAGTTAATATGGGTGGTAATCCTGATATAATTAAGGGTGATGTATTTGAAAAGTTTGATAATTGTAATTGGGATAGAGATAATAAGAGAGACCCTGAAGAAATTAGAAAGATTGAAATATTTAAGGAACACATTTGGATAGACCCAGAACCTGATTCAAATGATAATTTTCATCGTAAATTAATAAGAGCTAATAAACGAGGAATTTGTTTTATAAATAATAAAGTTCTTCAATCCGATGTAGTTAAGGATATTGGTAGAAATTGGAGTTCTGGTAAACTCAATAAGAATTGGGGTTATCAAGATAAAGGTGGATTAACATCAAATAAGAGGAGTTATTCATATGAATAAGAATTTAATTTATATGGTAGCAATTGACCATGGTAAATCAAATTATAAACACTCTAAGTTTGTAAAATACTCTCAGTTATCTTGGGAAAAATGGTGTAAGAAAAATAATGTAGATTTACATATAGTTACAGAACATAATGAAAAGTATGGATTTCCAATATGGAATAAGTTAGATGTTACAGAAGTTGGAAAGGATTATGATAAAATAGGAATAGTAGATTGTGATACTATAATTAATCCAAATGCACCAAACATATTTGAAACACTTGAAGATGGAATTAGTGCAGTTCATGATGATAGTAATCTTAGGTGGATTTATGAAAGTATAGGAAACTATGGAATGGAGTTCTTTAGAGATGTTAGTATGGATTTGGCAACATATGTTAATGCTGGTGTAGTTTTTTTAGATAATAAATCTTTATCGGTGTATGATAAGTTACGAGAGTTTTATTTAGAGAATCAAGATAAACTTGATAATTGGAATAAAGGTGGTGGTAAAGAACAAACTTTATTTAATTTTATATTACAAACTAATAAATATAAATTAAATTTAATCCCACTTGTTTGGAATATAATTAATCCTGTTAAAACAGAAATGATACAACACAATTGGCAAGTAGATGAACCAAAGAATGATTGGACTAATTGTAATCCAAATAATCCTTTGGAATGTAATAGTAATCATGACAATACACCACACTTTGTTAAATATGGTAATATAACACATTTTACAGGTTTTCCAATAGAACATAGAGAAAGAATAATGGAATGGGCTTGGGGGTTTTATGAGTAATGTAGTTTTTATAGTTGCAATAGGTAATAGAAGAGAATATAAAACTTGTGCCAAATCTTGGCAATATTGGTGTGATAAACACAATGTTAAGTTAATGTTTTTAGATGAACCTATCGTTCCGAAGTCCGAAATGTTTTATAACTATCAGAGATATTATCTGTTTCATTTACTTGAAAATAGTGGAATAGAATATGATAAAGTATTGACAGTAGATGCTGATACACTTGTTCATCCAAATGCACCAAATATATTTGAACATGTCGATGATAGATTACACTTTGTTCATGATAATGGTAGTTATGATTGGATAATAAGGGGAATGGAGTGGTATGGAAATGAATTATTTGATGGATTAACATTTCCTTTTTATGAATATGGTAATAGTGGGTTTCAAATATTAAATAAAAAACATAAACCATTTTACGATGAAATGTTAAAGTTGTTTACAGAAAATAAAGAAGTTATAATACAGATGAGTGAGAGATATGGTTTAGGTAAAGAACAGGCCTTATGGAATTTGATGATAAGAAAACACAACATTGATTATAATATATTACCATACCAATGGAATATGACTAATATGAAACAGAAAGAATGTTTAGATGGGTTTCTGGCTACACAATTAGGATTTGTATATCATTTTAATGGGTTGGATGGAAAAGAAATGGGTTTTGTTTCTGATGCAATGGAGAAATATATGGAGTTTTTACATGGTAACATTAAAGAATAAAATAGCAATAGGTTGTTTAGTTCAATTTTATGAACTTGATATAGTAGAAGATTATATCAAGAGTGTTAAGTATGCTAAAGAAAATATAGATAACACTAACAACTATCTTCAAATTGATATCTGTTTGAATATGAATGAAGAGTTAGAGAAGTTAGATAGAAGTAAGATACTTCCAGAAGAAATAGAGACAAAGATGCAATCGATAGTTTACGATAACTTAGGATATTTAAATATTAATTATTGGATTAATAAAGATAGGTTATTTACAATTGCAGATTATCGTAGAGAGTTCAATGAAAAGTATTGTGATAAGGTTGATATTTTAATGTGGGGTGAAAGTGATTCATTGATACCAAGACAAACATTTCAAATAATAGATAATCTACATAGTGCTTCTATAAATAATAATGTTATGAAATATGTTGGATTCTTCAGCACTTGTAAAATGTGGGATGAGACTTGGAAGATATTAGAACATCCTGATTTTACAGATAAACCATTTATCGAAATGGATACAGAGAATTGGTGGAGTTTACGATATAATATGAATCAAGAAGAAATGGATAAGATAAATGATAAGGTAGAAGATTTAGATATACAACAAACAACACAATTAAAATTTAATGGTTGTGGTTTAGTGATTTCATCGGATGTAGTTAAGAGTGGTTGTAATATACCAAAGAGTGTATTTTTTGTTCACGAAGATACTGCATTTATGAATAATTGTTTGATACACTTTAGAAATCAATTACCACAATATATTATAAAGAATATTTTATTGGTTCATAATAGGAAACTACCTAATAAAAGAATGTATATCGAGGGGCAAGATATACAAGATGGTGATATGACAGAGATGAGAAAGAAACAATATTGGTTTAGAAATGCTGATAAGATGTCCCAAATGAACGCATTTAATTTAACAGAACAAGGATATACATATTCTTGGGATGATGTATTTAAGGAGTATAAAAATGGGAGCGATTCATAGAGTAATTCCTGATGATAGACCAGGTCAAGTATGGTGGTTTCATGGCAATAGTGGTAGTGGAAAAACAAATATTGCATTAAAGTTTGATGTTCCAAATAAAGTAATATTGGATGCGGATGATTTAAGAGAAATATGGCCAGAGTTAGGATTTACAGAAGAGGATAGAAGAACACAAAATGATAGGTTGGCTAAAATAGCAAGGTTATTGTGGATACAAGGTAAGAATGTAGTTATTGCATCAATCTGTCCATACGCCGACCAAAGAATACAAATAAGAAACGAGATATTACCTGATGTAAAATGGGTTTATGTTAATAGTAAAGATAGTAAACCGAATTCAGAAAAATATCCATTTGAAGAAGGATGGTAAATGTTTAAAGAAACAAGAGGTCGTTCAACAAAGAAATCTATAAGTTGGAGATTAATCGCCTTCAGTAATTCATGGATGATATTGACATTAGGATTGACTGAATTACCATTTTGGAACGCAGTGATTATGAATGTAACAGGAATGATATTTTTTTATTTCCACGAAAGGATTTGGAATAGGATAAATGATGGAAAATACTAATGTAGTAATAGCAATAGATGATGTTCATCCAGAAAAGGATTGGGGAGTTGAAGGAGATGTTCAAATAGAATATCTTAAATCACTTAATGAAAAATTTGGGTGTAAATTTAATTTATTTATTCCAAGTAATTATCATGGACATTTCCCTATCAGTAAAGATTTCATAGATTTTTGGAAACAATACGATTGGGTAGAGATGAGTAATCATGGTCATTATCACGCTTGTCATACTGAAGGAATAGGTGAGATGGAATTCTTTGAGTTACAACATGGTGAAGCAAATCAAAGAATACAAGATTCACTTAATTTGTGGGAGAGTTGTGGTTATAAACCAAAAGGATTCAGAGCACCAGGTTGGGGAGTGAACCAACAAAGTGCAGATGCAATTAGTAGTTATTTTGATTGGGTTGCTGGACATAGTGAAATAAATAAAGGTATAAATTGGGGATGTCATTTCTTCGAGGGATGTGATGGGATAAATGAGCCAGATAGTTTGAGTTTATATGGTAATACATTTATGTTTCAATCACACATCAACGGAACACACAATGATAATGTGTGGAAAGAAGAAAATTATTTACATTTTGAAAAAGTTATTGAATATTTATTATCACAATATGATTTACAATTCGTTACAATATCAGAGATAAAATGAAAGTAGCATTCTTTTCAGAAACAGGAAACAACCAAAGATATCCACGAGATTTTCCAAACGCTAGAACAGAGGTTGGTTGGTGTTTGGCATTGGATGCACCAATGTGTGCACTTGATGTTCAACCACAAGAACACTTTGATTTAGGAATTGTTATTATACCAAAGAATAATCCAAGAGTTAGTTTGGATTTTATAAGAGGTTGTTGTGATAAAGTGGCAGTTATGCAAGAAGGACCACATTGGTTCTTTCAAGATTATTCGATAGATAAACAATTTCATTATTATAATACATTGATGGATGCAGATTGGGTTTATTGTCATAACGAGAGTGACGTCAGTTATTATTTAGGTTTAGGATGTAAAGATGTAAGGGTGATGAGAAGTTTGATGATTACCGATGGTTTAATTCCAAGAAACGAATGGGGAGATGCTACGATGGTAGGTGGTAATTTCGTAAGTTGGTATGGTGGATTTGATTCATATATGGTGGCGAGAGAGATTGGAGACCCTATATCTGCTCCATCAATGGGCAGAAAACAAGAACAAGAAGATGCAATAGAAGATATTCAGTATTTACCATATATGAGTTGGAGAGAATGGATAAATTGTTTATCACAATATAATATAGGTGTTCATTTAATGAGAACACATGCGGCTGGAACATTTGCTATGAATTGTGGATTTCATGGAATACCCTGTATTGGATATGAGGGTTTGGATACACAAGAATTACTTCATCCACTAACAACAGTCAAAGTTGGGGAATTGGATAAAGCAAAAGAACTTGGTAAGAAACTAAAAGAGAGTGAAGAATTTTATAAAATATGTAGTGAAACATCAAGAAAGAGATTTGAAGAATATTATACTGAGGAAAAATGGAGAGAAAATTGGGAAAAAACAAACAGAATATCTTAGTTACAGGTGGAGCAGGATTTGTTGGAACAAATCTAATTAAAAGGTTATTGAAAGATGGTCATAGAGTTGTTAGTTTAGATAACTATTCAACAGGAGATGAGAAGAATGAACAAAAAGGTTGTCAATACTACGATGTAGATATTAGAGATTGTGTTAATTTTGATTTCTTTATGGATAGTCCAGATATTATTTATCATTTGGCAGCATTACCAAGAATTCAACCATCATTTGAATATCCAGCAAGCACATTTGAATGTAATGTATTAGGAACTATGAATATATTAGAATGGGCAAGAGAAAAAGATTGTTCAGTAGTATATGCTGGTTCTTCATCAGTTCATGGTGGACATTATAAGAATCCATATACATTTACAAAGTGGCAAGGTGAAGAGTTGGTTAAGTTGTATAATAAGTTATTCAATGTTCGAACATCAATATGTAGATTTTATAATGTATATGGGCCTCATCAATTAGTAGATGGTGAGTATTGTACGGTCATTGGTATATTTGAAACACAATATAAAAACAACGAAGAGTTAACTATTACTGGTGATGGAGAACAACGAAGAGATTTTACTCATGTTGAAGATATTGTTGATGGGTTTGTTAAGTGTGGAGAAAATATGGATAAGGCTAATGGTAAAATATTTGAATTGGGATATGGTGAGAATTTTTCAATCAATGTAGTTGCTCAATCATTTGATGTTGGATATACATACATACCTGAAAGACCAGGTGAGGTAAAAGAAACACTTTGCACTGATAAAACAGCCAGAGATATATTGGGTTGGAAACCTAAACATTATTTATTAGATTATATAGAGGAAAGAGTAAATGAAACCAATTAGTTTTATACTACCGAGTAGAAATAACTTAAAGTATTTAAAACAGGCATATGAGAGTATTCGTAAGAATCAATCTGTAGAACATGAGATATGTATTGCGGATGATTTTTCAGATGATGGAACTATGGAATGGGTGTTGGTTCAAATGAAACGAGATAAGAATATTCAGTTTCATAGAAATCAGGGACCTACGAGATTAGGACATACAATATTATATGATACATTGATAAATGAATATGCCACACATGATGTAGTTATGATATTTCATGCCGATATGTATTTGTGTCCAAATGCAGATAAAGAAATAGATAGGTTATTAGAAAAAGGTAAGGTTGTATCATTAACAAGAATAGAACCACCACTACATCCAGATGGTCCTGAAAAGGTTTTACAAGATTTTGGAATAGAACCAGAGGAATTTGATGAACAAGGATTATTAAATTTTATAAATCAGACTTGGGAAGGAATGCCAGAAGATAAGATTACTAATGGAATATTTGCACCCTGGGCTATATACAAAGAAGATTTTCAAAGAATAGGTGGACACGACCCATTGTATGCACCACAAAGTAAAGAAGATTCAGATATATTCAATAGGTTCAAGTTACAAGGATATGAATTTATTCAAACATGGCAAGGTTATGTTTATCATATGACTTGTAGAGGTTCAAGATTTAAGGATGGGGCACTAAGAAATCCAGCTGGACAAGTATTCATGAAAGGTAGAGAATCATCAGAATGGTTAGCTCAGAATCTTCGTTCTACAAGAAACTTTATTCGTAAGTGGGGACATATGGTAAAACACGATTCATTACTACATCCTATTATACCACCAAAATATAATATAGGGTTTGTGGTTGAGAATTGTAATACAGAATTGTTAAAAGAGTTAGAGCCTTGGTGTTCAGATATTTATGGTGATTTCGTTGGGCATAAGGGATATGGAGTGAATCAATATATTGATGAAGAACAACCAAATACTCAATTTGATTTGAGTAAAAGAATTCATTCAGACCATATCAATCCAACAAATGATATAGTGGTTAGATTTGATTGTAATTTACTAAATTCACAGAATTTTCAGTATCTTGTTCAGTTATCTGAGATAATAAAAGATAGTGGAGAAATAGGAACTATGAAATTAGAAATATTTGATTTAGAAATAAAGAATTTGAAAACATATGAGAAAGAGTTAATAAAGGTATGACATTTTTCATAATGCATAAAAAAGAGAAAAAGGAAAACCTAATGTTTAGTAGTAACATATTGGGTGAGGAGAGTTTAGGGAGTTTCTATCCAGAACAAGGGTGGATGGCTCTAAACAATATGATAAATACAAGTCCTGAATCATTAGAGAATTATATTATTCTTGATGAAAAAGGTGGGAAATACACTATTACAGAATTTCTTGATTTAGTAGAGAAATTAAAAGTAAAAAGTGCTTGACTTGTATTATAAAAAAGTAGTATATTAGGAGTATATAAATGCCGAAATATAATTGGGAAGATTTTGACGAATTCGAAGAAGAAATTCATCAAGAAAGAGTAAATAAAAAAACAAAACCGAAAAGGAAAAAGAAAAGTTATCATGAGATTCAGAAAAGAAAACAAAGTAATCAAGTTAATAAAAAACATCCTAATCGTTCTTAGTATATTCTTAATTGGTTGTGAAGATAATAAATTTTCACACGAAGATATTAATTTTGAATATAATATTGATTTACCATTAGATGAGAATGGTTATTATCATTTAGAGTTAGGTGAGAATTGGCAAACTATACAGAGATTGAGTGCCACACTAACTTCTAAACATTCAGAAACACGATACGAGAAACAAAGAGATTTGGTTGAAACAATAAGAGTGTATTGGGAATCATCACATTATTGGGTAATGGATGATACACTTGGTTATATAGTAAAACGAGGATTGACCGATGATTTAGAATATGTGTATTACGATACACTATCTATAACAGGCTTTGAAGGTGAACCTGTGAATACAATAAATTTTTATAGTTATCCAGTTAAAACTGGTGATACTATTTATGAAATAAACACAATGTTAGGTCCTGTTCAAACTATGGTAGGTGATACCATGAAAATATGGACATATTTTTGGGACTTAAATGATATTTATATTGAGAACACGCTTAATATAATATTGGAGAACAATGAATGAAATATCTCTTGGTTAACAAAAACGATGAGATAGTGTGGTCAGTAGACATGTCGAGTGATGTTGGTATTAATGGAGCAAAAACCTATTTTCAAGGTGTAAAACAAATGCCTAATAGGAAAGATTTTGATAGGTTATGGAAGGTTATTACTCAAGAAGATTATGATAGAACTTATGAAGCAACTTTACGAAAACCATCATCACAAGGATACGATTGGTGGATAGAAGATAAAGAAATTGCGGATGATGAAATCCAAATTTTCGAAAAACGAGATGGTAGAAATTGATTTACACGGCTTTACATATGATGAAGTAAAAGACAAATTAATGAGTAAAATTATACTTCATTATAATATGGGAAATTTCCCAATCAGGATAATTACAGGCAAAAGTGAGAAAATGAAACAGGTTGTGAGAGAAGAGTGTGAACCACACCAATTTAAAGTAGATAATTCTTGGGATAATAATCCAGGAGTATTAATTATTAGTTAGGAAGGTAATATTATGAGTAAAATAACAAGTTCAATATTAATTGCAACATTTGGTATTGGGTGTTTCTTTGGTGGAACATTTTATGCAATTAAATTAGTTGACAGTAAAGTAGATGAATGGGATAAAGCTTATTCTAAGATACAAGAAGAGGTTCAAACATTTGTAGATGTATCAAATCCAAAAACAATTAGACTCTATACATCAGAGTTAAGAAAGATATTGGATGATGTTACATTTTTAGGTAAGATAGTAGAGAGTGGACAAGTTTCATCTGAAGCATTAGATGGATATTTTTCAGAGTATGATGAGAAACTCAATACTATCAAAGAAGAACTTTCAGAACTACAAGGTAGTGATGTGAAAGAACAGATATTCGCTATAGAGAGAATATTGATACAGGAAGTAAATGATATTGAGAGTGAAATAAAATCACTAAACGATAAGTTAAAATCACAATATGATTATACTTCAGAGTTAAACATATCTTTACAACAATCAATAACAAAATTAAAAGAAGATATTGATGTTATAAAGAATAGTAAATACGGAAAGAAAATATGGTTGAAATGACAATTCTATTCGCGTTCGTTATATTATTTCATTTATGTATAAATGGTAATTGGCCAAGTGCGTGATGAGTGAAGATACAATTATAAATTTATTGGCGGGTGGAACACTACTACTCGCAATAGTGTTAAGTATTTTAATTAGAAATACTAAAATACACAAAGTACTAACTTTTATATTTTATCCATTGATAAAATTAAAAGATTGGGTAGACCCGAACTATTGGGCTAGTGAGGTAGGTGAGAGTAGTGGTTTGTATGATAAGGCCAGAAACTCTAAGACTCGTAAATGGGTAGATAGTTTGGAAGGTTGGAAATGGTGGACATGGCAATTAGGTGTTGGTTTACTATTTGTAATCATAATAGAGTTTCTATTAAATTTAATAGGAATGACAATGTTGCCTTGGAAATAGGTAAAAAGGAGTTATAAAATGGAACTTGATAAAAGTAAAACAATACTTGCACTCTTGTTAGGGTGTGTAACATTAATGGGAACAGCGTTTTCAGTAGATGCACGATATGCAAAACAAGACCAAGTAAAAAAAGTTCAAGAGAGTGTTAAGAAAGTAGAAACACGACTTGATAATAAAATTCTCAAAGATAGAGCAAATCTACTTCAAGAGAGAATTTGGAAATATGAAGATAGGTATGAAGGTAAGAAAATGCCAGATACTATCAAAGAGGTAGTTCGAGATTTACAAAAAGAACTCGATGATATTAACAAAAAATTAGATAAAGGTAAAACAAATGATTGAATCAGTATGGATAGCATTCGCTTGTGGTTTAGTAATTGGTGGTTGTTTAGGAGTTCTTATACTCGCTTTAGTTAGTGCTGGTAAACACGACGATTTACAAAGAGATAATGATAGGTTAAGACAAACACGACAATTACTCAAAGAAGAAATCTTTAGGTTGGGTAAACAATATAAACCAAGAAAACCACAACCAAGAAAAAGACGAAGAAATTATAAGAAAAATCAACAAAAAAAGATTTAGATTTTTATACAGAGTTTTTATATATATTCTATTTATTAATGTATAATTAATAACTATAGGAGATAACCTTGAACCAAAAAGACAGAACAGAATTCGATTTGATTCACAATAAGATTGACCATATTACACAATCTATTGATGAGTTAAAAGAAGAGATGAATTCTGCACATATGAAAACAGAAGAGAATCTAAAATTCATAAAAGAAAATCTATTTAATCCACATGAAGGTCTATGGGCGGAAACAAGGTTAAATACAGAATTCCGAAAGAGCACATCAAAATGGAGAGGTGTAATTGGAACAGGTTTTATTGGTCTTATGGCCAAACACATTTGGGATATGTTCAAACTATCTTAAAAAAAATCAAAATAATTCAAAAAAAGACTTGACTTATATACGCTTTTATTCGTATATTCACATATGGAATCAAATAATTTAAGATACGACCCGTATTGGAAAATCATTCATAATCATTGGATGACCATACCAGATATAGATGCTCTATTAGATGGTGTGCAAGAATGGGTTGTTGATGATAGGCCAGATATAACACTCAACGAAGCGTGTTTGTTGGGATATTATATAGCCATCGCTTAATATAGGAATATATGTTATGAAAGAAATAATAGAACTACTTAACACAGCAGAATGTGAATTGGATGATGCTTACAATACATTACCAGAGTATAACGCCAATACTGATAGTAGGGGTTATATTGATGCTGCTAGAAATACAATATATGTATTGAAAGAACAGGTAGAAGAAATGTCTAAGAAAGCAATCGCTTTCGAAAAAGGTCTAAATCTATACAATAGAAAAAACTAAAATAATTCAAAAAAAGACTTGACACATATAGTGTTTTTGTTGTATATTCACATATGACAAAAAGGGGAAAAATAATGAATTTAAATAAACATCTGAAAAAAGGTTCTTATAGTTATTGGGTAAATAAGAAGAGTGGAACTATCCATTCTGTTTCTGCAGATGTAGGTTTTGATGGTAAACCAAAACTTTTCAATACTACTATGAATCTAAGATATGAGAGAGGTTATTTTTTCAGGGGTGATGGTATTGATAGGTTCTTAAAGAACTATGAGTTTATTTGTGAGAATCCAACCAATGAGTTTTTTGTTAATGTGTTGGCTAATAAGAATTTAAAGAGTGAGTTTACTTGGGGTTTGAAAACCAATGGTAGAGTTGGTATCACTAAGGATGAATTCTTTAACAAAGTAAGAGGAGTAAAAAATTAATGAGTAAAGTTTTTAATTATTTTGATGAACTCGATGAGTTAGATGGGTATGATGGGTTTGATGAACCTATTGAAGAAACCATTGATGATAGTGAGATAATGGAAATGGATGATGATGGGTTAGAAGATTATCTACTTGGAAAACTTCATGTTGGTGAACCAGAATATTTAGGAGATGAATAATGTTCGATACTAATTTAAATGAAACTATCTATTCATCAAGTCATATGATAGGTGTTTCAGAGGTTGGCCCTAATGTTAGGGAAATCACATTACTTGCCTTGTTGAGTGAAGGTGGGGCATTGAAAGGTTTACCACATAAAGAGATAAATGAAATCAAAGATATTGCCATAGTTTGGAAATATGATTCTCATTCAGCTTTTGCCCAATTGGATATTGATGTAGAACAAATATACAACCATGATACTGGTGAGGTATATTGGGAAAATCATGATGAGAATTGGACAGATGGTGATGAGTTAATTGTAAATAGTTTATTAATGTTTGGAGAGTTAGAGAGCACAATAGTATGAATAAATCTAAGCCTAATGGTGGAGAAATGAAAAGTCCAGAAACTCGTTTAGAGAAAACTAAACGAAGATTATATCATATACTGAATGATAATAATTTTTATATGAATGATGGATATAGAGAATTTGTAACGAGTATGCATGATGCCATAGGTAATAGGAAAGTTACACCAAAGATGGAAATATCAATGGATAAGGTTGTGGCGGTATATAAGAAATATTTAAAGAGTGATAATAAACTAACTAAATGGGAAAAGAAAGAATTAATAGATAGTGGTGTGGCTAAAATAGAGTTAATTAGAACTCAAATGCATAGTTGTAAATATTCAGGTGGTTATCTCGCCCGTAGTGATGAATTCCTTGATAATGTGAGAAACTATTTAGAGAGAACTGGTAAACTCAGTTTAAAACAAAAGAAAGCTTTGAATCAAATGTATAAGAGATTCACAAAGAAATTAGAATCTATGGGTATATCAGATGTCCAAATAACAATGAAATAGTGAAAAGTAAATATATAAGATTCGAAGGCCGTTCATTCCCAAATACTCATGGTGGGAAATTAAAACTATTAGAAAACTTGTTGAGTAGGTGGAGTCTTAACTTTAATCCACCATTGGATAGTTATGATGGACGGATGTATATGAAAGATAAAGATTGGATAGAAAAACAACTGGATGAATATATACCAGAACATGGAAAGAACGGATTAACAAAATCAAAAATTAAAACTGCAAATAAGATATTTAAGAGATATGGTGGTAGGAATTTACAATATGAAATGGTTCAAGATTTTACGACAATGAAGGCAGGTGTTGATGCTGGTGGTGAACCCGTAATTCGTAAGAAAGTTAAATAAAGTAAGAAATTTTTTTTAAGTAGTTATATATGTATATATAGATAACGGAATCAATTCAACAAAGTTTAAACGATTAGATTATCGGTGGATGTTCCTTCGGAACACCACCAAAACCAAATCAACCAAAGGAATGTTATGATTAGAACAATAAGTTTATTAATGTTATTGAGTTCATTACTCTCACAAGATTTAATAGATAAATCACAATATAATATACAAGGTGGAGCCATCTTGTTGAATGATAGTAATGAGGATTGGCGTGATGTAAAAGTCGAAATCATCGCATATCGAATTGTGCCATCGGATAATCCCGTATATGGTTGTTGGAGTGAATTGGATGTTATGTGGCCCGAATACATAAATGAGGATATTCGTGAAAGGTTAACGATTACTATCGTGAATCAAGAACTATATAACGATATCCCCGATTATGTGGATATAGAGGGTAAGAGTTATTATATGTTAAAACTACCAAGTGATAGGTGGATGGATAGGAGCTCAACAATATGGTAAATAAAGAAACAAATATAAGAAGCTTGTTGAGAGAAATCTTGGGATTAATCGGAGTAATCG